TATATGCCCCTGGTACTGGGTTGATCGCGCAGTCCAAGTTGCCACCGCGTATAACCCAATTACCCGCCGGAAATTGAAGCGTCCATCCATTGACAAAAGCAATGGCGGGGAACACCGCCCCGCCACCAAGGCTGACTTCTTTATACGTATGAATGGCGGGATAGATTATAGCATCTGCCCCAACCTCAATATCGCGCAGCGCGAGGTGAAACGCCACCATATCTGTAATGGAGGCGTCCGAATGTACTATCCGGCTCGCAAAGTCTACCGTGAGAGACATTTTATGCCTTAAACGTCAGCGTTTCGAATAGCGTTTACTGAGCCGCCAGTAACAGTTACCGGGAACGTGGTTTCAAATGGCACAATAGGCGATGCCCCGCCGTTACGGACACGAACGCGCGCCGTAAAGTCGGCCACATAGTTAAATGTCCCGCTCGATTCCGATGTTTGTGATGTCTGCTTGTCGATATACGGGAACCATACCGCCGCAGCAGAGTATCCACCAGACGGAATTGCGGGCGACAACCCAGACACGGTTGTGCCTGATATTCCGGTATAGGTATGCGGGTTATTCGCAATGCGAATATACCCCGCGCCAGTAGCGACATCACCCGCTGGAACGCCGGATAGCGTTAGCGTGGTGCTAGAGGCGCTTCCTGTTCCTGTGATGCCGGTGGACGTACTGAACCCGCCAGAGCCATTGTCTTTACCTATGAGAATATAGTCAGTAGCCAGCAAATTACCGGCGGATACCGAGATAACATTTGGCGGTACAACGGGAGTTCCATCATCGCTTATCAGTTGGTACGCCTGTAAATCCGCGCTGTTCAGGCTATTCACATCTATCCACCACCCTTGAGCAACGAAGAACTTACCGCCGGATAGTTTGCCAAATGGCGCTTCTTGGATATCGTTATAGGCCGCATCTAATTTTCGATATTGCCACCCCGCTTTACCATTCAGCGTGGCAGTGCTGTTTTCATGGCAAGCCCATTGCAAAGCCTGATACACCTCAGTCAGCCGCAGTGCTCCAGTCCAAGAAATCGTGCCTTTATATTGCTTGGTCACGTTTCCTAATGTTTTAGTAACCGTGCCGAAGTTAAGCGTTACAACACCCGCTGGCGTTGTAGAGGTAACGGTATTTGCGCCACCAGTATAATTCCCGACAAGTCTGGAAATGTTGCCATCAGCCGACACCGACAATGCCGCCACCTGTTCGGAACCAGCGGAACAGTCAACATCAAAATGGCTAAAGGCATAGCCCCATTCTCTGGACAGCACGGTAACAATGCCCGAGTTGATTAGAGCGCCTGCGGTTTTGACCTTAAACAACGCTCTAATCGGCCCAGCAGGCCACCACTTGGTGCCAGAGTTGTACTTGGCACCATTCTGCACAACGTAGTGACTACGGCCAGTCAAACCAGAACCGATGGTATTGATGCCGGTATACAGTTCTGCTCCGCTTCCTTGCTCAATGGAACCGAAGTTAAAGCGCTGACTTGTTAAGTCGTCAATGTTAATGCCATTCAAGAGCGTTAGCGCTGATGGTCTGAGAGTGTTGCGCTTACCAGCAAGTTCCGATGGTACGGCGCCTAAGATAGAGACGTTATCGTCGGCTGTTACATTTGGATTACCAGCGAGGGATTGCAACCACGCATGTAGATCGAGCACCGAATAAACGGACGTTCCTGCTACACTGCGTAAATCTCCGCTTGTTGATACGCTAAAATCTGTTGCGGCTATAGTCATAACATTTTCTCCTAATCAAGTTGTTGTTCGATATATAGGCTGGCTGATCCTACAGTGACCTGCTGGCGTGTTTCGTATGGTTTGTAGTAGGGTGCTGTGGTTCCTTGTCGGACTTTAATTCGTAGATCATTCTTTGGATCGCCGGATTGATACACCACTAAATTTATGACCTGCGTAGTGCTTGTGGCAATACCAAAGAATAGTTGCTCGCCCGTGCTGTAAGCCTCAACGGATATTGCAGAACCCACTACCACATTGGTTAGAGTCAGTGTAAAAATGTCCAGCGGATACTGATAAGCCTGCGTCGTCGTGGTGCTGGTTGTTGTCATATAAACGCTTGTAATTGGGGTAGTGTTGGCAGTGATCGTGGTGATCATGAGCCGCAACTTGAAACCCTTGCTGGCATCAATACCAGCAATTCCATTCAGCGCTGTTCCGAGCGTGGTCGCGGTATAGTTAGCCGTTGTCATTGCTGACCAACCTGCTCCGTCGTTCTTGTCGATGGCGTAATTGTAGTTGTAATTTGTCGCTGTTCCACCAGCCATCACAAGAGCAGTGTTAGCAAAACCAGTATGACCAATGGCGTAGTACGGCATCTCGAATGTAGCTATTTGCCCAACCGAAAACATAGACAAACTACCGTTCGAGGTAAACCCACATCCTCCAGACAGGGTTACTTGAGCAGCAGTATCAACCGTCGGTTCATTCATCAGGATAGCAATTCTTCCAGCGGTGGTGCTGGTAAAATTATCAAGCCAGTGTGTTCCGTACACAGAAACCAGCGCTGTCAATGCCCCCGTTTCCCCCATGCCTTTACGTGTCATATTGTTGAACGGCATAACGTCAATGGCATCGCTATACTTACCCCAGACATTCTCCTCTGTTATATTCTTGACAGTGTTATCCCCATCAACGAGACCATATCTTGAATTTATTACGTATATGTGTTGTATTTTTATGTCATGACACCCAGAATAAAGTATATAAACTTTATTGCACCCGGTTGAAGAACCACCTAGATCAATAGGTGATGCGTAAGTGCCAATGTTGCGCAACTTTATGTTATAGCTCCCATAACTACAATACAGAAGCGCAGAATACGGCTGGTTATTTGCTAATGGGAAAGTCAGACCACTAAAAACACAGTTGCTTGCGTTGACCAAGTTCCAGACATAGGTGCCATAAGTAGAATTTGTGGTTCCAGAAACGCAGTTTATATAGCTTAAATTCGTTGTATTGAAGTTATCACACGTAGTCGGGAAGAAACTGCCTTCTATAGTGGTGTGATTTACAAAATTGCAATTATCCGCGCGTGTTGCAGTAATCGACGCCGGATTCCCTGATGCTATGATTGTATTTGCCCTAACCGTGCATCCGGTAAATGTAAACCCCGCCACGTAATACAACGTGACTACTGGTGGGGTGTTCAGAGACGCACGGGAAAATACGCAATTGGTGAAGGTTCCACCGGCATTGGAATAAGTTATGTACAGCGCATTACCGATCAATTCTGTGGTAGGTTTGCTACCTACGCCGATTGTCGAAAATACCATCGGTTGCGCAATTTGCTTAAAATAAATCGCGTCAACAAACCCAGAATTTGAGAGAGCGACCGAATACGCCTGAGTGCATGACAAATACCAAGCCATGTTGCACTTGTCTATGCTTACTACGCCGCCGCCAGTTGTTGTGAATGAATGCCGCGTTGCAACCGTTGCATTGGGGATCACGTTCGCAGTACGTGACGACGTAGTGTTGTTCTCGAAAAACACGTTCCCGATAACAACTGCCAAGCCAGCGGCGGGTGTATAGCCGCTTGTTGCGGAACCGTTGTTTCCTATGCGCACCAACCCAGTGTTGTCGATCCAGACAACTTTACCGCGCGCCGCTTCTGTTCCGACTGTGGTCGCTGTGCCTGCGTTTGGGTAGAACTCATAATCCCCAAGGCCAGAAGTCTGCTCAATGAACACACCCGCTGCATAACGCAATGTGCCGTTATTCGGGATTTGCAAGGTCTGATTTGACGCGCCAGAAGTAGTCCCGAGCGTGTACCACGCGCCCGTGACTTGGAACGCGCCCAGGCGGTTCGCGTAAACAGTCGCAGACTCATCGCCGTTTACTTCGATAAACCCCTGCACCGCCGGCCCGTTGGCCGTGAGCGTGAACCCGGCATAGGTTCCATCACTGATTGTTCCTGGGACTCCGCTGGCGTTGGTGACTTTTAGCCACCCGGAGGACGCGGTGGTAACAGGAGCAGAAACAAGATCGGCGTAAATTCCGATTGTGTTGCACGTTACACCGCCAATTGTGATCTGCGTTCCAAGCGTGAGCGTACCAGACCCACCAGTGAACGGAATCATCCAGACCTTAGTGCCGTCAATAAGGATTTTTCCGCCCTTGGTTGCGTTGATGGTAAAGTTGCCCCACGTTGTTGACGTGGTTCCACTCAGGCCATAGCGGCTATCCTGGTCGATAGTTAGATTGAATCCGTTTGTGTCAACAGTATCGCCACCAGATCTAGCGGTAGTTACGCCCCAGATAGCGGCATTCCCGATATCTCTGAGTGTGGCGTTAGCCGCTAAAGTGTAAGCTGTTGTCATGCAAGGATCTCGGCAGCACGACCTGCGGCAATCAATCCGCCTGCTTCAAGCGATTGGATTCCAGCCACCGTGCGCGGATCTTCAAGGTCAACCGATGTTCCATCTGCTTCAGGAGACGCGGCGTTCAGCTTTTCCATCCATACTCCCACCATGACGGACGACTTGGCGGCAGAGTATATATTCGCCAATTCCGTGTCGGTAAATCGGTTCATAAGCTCGAGCTTGCTCAGCCTGCGACGTGGTTTTTCGTAGAAATCAAGGATAGCAGCGTTCCACGCCCATCGAGACATATCGGGCATGTTGCCGTCACGAATTTCAACCGTTACGCCGTCAATTGGATGTATTTCCTGGCCGGATACGCCGACTAGAACGTTCCCCAGGTTACGGTTGTATGCTATGTAATACGCCACGCTGGTATCTCCATATCCATTGCCAAATCATCCACGCCAGCTCGGTATGCTTGTCTTGATAGGTACAGCACGCGCAGTCCGCTGGCTGCGTATTCAGGCCGTGCTGTGCGGCAAACAGGACGAATTCTTGTCGCATTGTAGTCTAGCAATTAAGTGTCAAAATGCAAAACGCCGCCTACGCACCGACACCAAGCCCTTGCGAAGAAAGAGCGGCGTCGGTGGCAGAAACAAGCGTAGACAGCATAAGCCTGCTTTCTGTCGGACTACTGCCGTTTATTACTTCGCGGCAACGGCGTCGACGGGTTTGGTCTTAAAGACGCCGGCGGAGCGCAGACCATTGACGACGGTCGTGGCGACCGTCATCAGTGCCGGAATCATGGGTTGAACGTCGCCAACGATAGCTTCGACCATCGTCACGGCAACGTCAAACTTTTGCTTGCCAGTGCTTTCGGGCATCAGTTGCTCAACGGCGTGAATGGAAGAAATCATGGTTTGAATCAAAAGCAGGTAGTTCATGTGATGCTCCTTGGTTGTGGTTAGTTGATGCACTTGATAAAAACATTCAGGCCGGACAATTCACCCCATAATGGTTCCGCTGCTCCAGACTGATTCTGGTCTGGAGGCGTCTGGTCCACTTCGTTCTTGTCCGGGTTCAGACTCGTTGTTGCGAACGGACTCTGTATTTGCCGTCTTTCCGTCGTCTTTAGCAGAAACGATAGGCTCAGGCTGCACTTGGGGAGTGGCTTCGGCTGCATCTGCACTTGCTTTTCCGAACCCGACAGATTTAGAGGTTGCGAGGGTGAGGTAGCCATTCCACACGAAGCCAATAGTGGAAAAAGCACCAGCGATAGAAACAATGTCCTCGTGCGTAAGTACGACTCCCTTATGCGCGAGCAGGGCTGCGCCGACCGTGAGAACGCCGATGATTGCGTTGCCTGACTGCTGACGGTTCTTCCAAATGGCAGAGTCAGCCAGTTGAGAGCCGAAACGCATGGCCTGAAAAAATAATTTAAGGTTTTCCATTTAATCATTTCCTTACGGATAAAACACACGATGACCGGAACGCGGAGCTACGATCTGAACGTGACTCCATCCCTTTGTGCTGCTTGGATGTTCGAGCCACAGCCCAAGATCGGCCAGCTTGGTCTGGTTGTTCATGCACCAGTTGTCGATGTCGCCGTGCGGGTCGAATATGTCGCTTGCCTGACAGGTTGTGTGGTTTGAATGCAGCGCCGCGCCAAAGGTCGTCTGATTGACAATTTTCGGACGCCAACCGCTCGTCAACTGAGACTTGGTGACTGGGTTTACAAGAACATCAACGCCGTCAGATTCAAGCGCGGCGATCAAGGCATTAGTGCGCTTGACTGTCTCTTCGGCATTGGCGCGAAGTTCGGCAGTAAGCTCGTTGCTGAACTGGACATCGCGGCCCATGTAGTATTCAGCGACGGTAATCATTACGGCTTTGCTCCAGCAACAATGTGAATCAAGTTACCGCCCATATACAGCACGCCAGCACCAAGAACCGCCCAAGCCATCTTGACTGCTCTTGCATAGGCTTCAAATGCCGTTTCTTGCCTAATATGCGCCTTTTCAAGTTCACCAATTCGATTTTCATCGCGCTCTATACGGGTCATGATGCGTTCCATCGCCAGGACTGTCGTTTGATGCTTTTCTTCCAGCACCGCGAGGCGCGTGACCGCATCGGCAATCTTTCCCATGCTGCTCTTGATGTCGCTGATGTCGTCTTGCAAAACATCAATTTGACCGTTCAGTGCACCACTTTCTTTTGCGTAGTGACAGGAGTCACAGTCTTTCTCAGTCATCTGATCCTCGTTGCGGTAAGTTGCCAACATGATAAATGCTTTTCCTGTAAAGGTCAATCAACGATGACTTAACTATCAACCAGAACCAAACCAGTGCCACATACTCGCGCGGCGGTCTTCATCACCTCTTCCGGCGTCGCGTCGCAATCCAGTCTGACGCCCGCCAGACTCAGAACAGCTTGGGCAAATTCGGCGCATTGCCACACATCGTTTTTGATTGGCATGTGCAAAAATGCCTTGATTGCGTCGAGACGGCTGTACTTGTCGCCAACGTGCTTCAGAGCAAATGATTCAGTCTCGTCATTCCACAAAGCACCAGTAGATTGCCAGTAGAATGGGGTTTCGCGTGACAGTGGGTAGATTCTAACGCCCGATGTAACAGCTTCTAGCACGAACACGCGACCACCAATCACCCACGCTACGCCCACATGAGAGTAAGTCGAATTGGTGAACGCGCGCACGATACGACACTGAAAACAGGTGCCTGCCCACGCGAGTAGGTCACCCGATTTTATTTTGTCACGAACTTCGGCGTACTTCATCTGATCTTGCTCCAAGAAACCCCGTCCTTTAGGGCGCGAAGGGCGTCAATTGAATCTTCATTTCAGTCGTGACTTACGCAAGAATCTCGGCTGAACGACCGGCGGCAAGAAGCCCCGCAGCTTCCAACGCCTGCACTCCAGCGATTGTTGTTTGGTCATCGAGGTTTATTTCCTCTGCGAGTTTGAACTTGTCTAGCCAAACTTCAACCTGAACATTCGATTTAGCTGCCGTATAAATTGCAGCGAGTTCCGCATCTGTAAAACGATTCATATATGCTAGTTTGGTCAACGTGCGAACACTAGGAGTAGTCACAATTGGTTCTTCGACCAGTCTATAAAATGGATAGTGTGCAGCGCAGAAATCTTCGCTAGCATCAATTGTATTGACCACATTACCGTTTACTGCATCAAGGATTTCGTATCGCATTTATATCTCCAAAATTACTATACCGTTGCCACCAGCCCCAGACGTTGCAATGTAGCCAGAACTGAGATTGGCGACACCGCCACCGCCAGCCCCTTTGCCGCCACCACCAGCGACGAGGTTAGCGTTGTTGTTGACACTGGCACCGCCGCCACCGCCACCAAATCCGCCGGTGCCGGCGGTGCCAGTGGCGGTACCGCTACCACCACCATCGCTGGCGGCGGTAGAAGTGACGCCACCACCAGCAGTACCGCCACCAAATATAGGAATTGCACTATAAGCTAATGTTGTAGGATAGGAGCCGTCTGTTTTGCCAAGTATATTCGGTCCACCAGCAGAACTATTATTTGGCCCACCAGCGCCAGCACCACCAGCAGCACCCGAAGCAGATATTGAAGCTGCTAATGGGCTTGCCCCACCACTCACATATCCGCTGGTTCCAACACTTCCGCTGGCAAAAGCACCAAACCCAACATTTATGGCACCGCCACCTGTTGCGCCAGTACCGGATATAGTAATTGCACCACTGCCACCACCTGTTAAGTTCAGGTCGCCACCAGAGGATATGCCACCAGAAGCACCAGAAACTGGGCCAGCCGCTTGCAACCCTCCCCCACCACCATTTGCCGTCAAAGTCGTAGAACCAATAACAACTGTTGTATTTCCACCTGCGTTACCGTTCGCCGCAGCACCAGCCGCGGGAGCGACAGCCGCACCGCCAGCTCCGATTGTGCAGACAATAGATGTCCCCGCCGCGATATACATTTCCTTGATGCACGTTCCGCCTGCCGCACCACCAGAGGCAGCACAAGGACTAGCCGCCGATTTTGCTGCACCAGACCCGCCAGCACCAATTGCTGTAATACGATACATTCCAGAAAACTGTGCAGTAAAAGTCTGGCTAGTTGTTATATACATAATTTGCTTGCGGCTGAAACTGTTTCCGCCAGCATTAAGAAATTGCTTCAGATCACTCATTAATAGATTCTCCAGGTAGTTCCGTTATAGGCAAGACCAACGCTGATATTGTTGGTGGATAGTGTCATGTCTTCTGAAAGGCCCATGATGGTGCTGCCGTTCCTGCTGATTGTCAGGTTGTTCGTCCCGAACGCACCACCACCGTCAGCAAATTCGACATAATTACCAGCCGTTGGCGAGGCGGGGAGAGTGACTGTAAATGCGCCGCCGGACGTGTTTGCTACAATTCTGTCGCCAGATGCGGCTGTATAGTTTGCTGTTTTAATCTGCCAATTTACACCGCCGCCACCGATTGGCGCCCATCCGGCGGTGCCGTAACCCTCATAACTTCCGAGCGTATTGTTGTAGCGAATATATCCAACGACGGGCGTTCCTGGTCTATCCGCCGTCGCGCCGGCGGGCAGAATTGCGGCCCCAACCGATGATGTCTGACCAACTTTGGAAGCATTCAGGGTGCTGATGTCTGAAAGCATTGCGATAGTGCCATCATTATCTGGCATCGTCCAGGTACGTGACGCTGTAGTAGTATTTGTCAGGTAGTTTGTGACTGTGTTCGCTGCGTTCTTTAGATTTAGCTTGAATGCAGTTAGTCCGGGATAGCCCCCAGATGCGTCTTTGTTCGATGTCGCTTCTTTCTCGGCATCAAGCTCATTGATCGCATTCTGCACAGTCGTTGCAGCGATGTTTCCAGAAGGCGTGTTACTGATGGACGCAGATGTGAGATCGCTGGTCATCGCGACCGTGCCATTCTTGTCCGGCAATGTGTAAGTTCTTGCAGCGGTGTTTGAGTTCGTAAACCAACTTGTGACCGTATTAGCGACGTCGCGAAGATTCAATTTGAACAGCGTCAGTCCGGCGTAGCCGTTAGATGCATCTTTGCCAGAAATGTCCTGCTTAGCATTTAGAGCGGTCTGCTGTGCGGTGGAGATAGGCTTATTGATATCGCTTACGTCATCGACGTTACTCAGTCCAACGTCGCTCTTTGTCAGCACTACCGCACCCTGACGACCCGCCACGCTCGTCACTTGATCCGACGAATCAATCTTGTCCCAACTTGTACCGTTGAAGATCATCGAGTCGCCGATTGCGAACTGAATTCCGCCCATAGTTCCAGCAACGGAAATTTTGTAGTAGTCGCCAAGCGCTGGAGTGGAAGGATAAGCGCCCGACGACGCATCCCACGACCCACGATAGACTAGAACCCCCGTAACCGTCGTCTGAGCCATCGTCGCCCAATGCTTCGCGGAGTATTTCCCACTCTCTACCTGTACATTAAGGTCGGCATCTGCCCATTGGGCCGCCTTATTTTGACTCGTGGTAGCAGATGTGGCAGAAGTTGCCGCCGAAGCGGCAGAAGCGGCAGCGTTTCCGGCCTGTGTGGTTGCCGTCGCGGCGTCTGTCGTTGCTGTCGATGCCGATGCGGTGGCGCTTGTTGCCGAGCTTGCAGCACTTGCTTGGCTCGCAGCAGCAGCCGTCGCCGAGCTGTTTGCGCTAGCTGCTGACGTTGACGCCATCGTCGCCGACGATGACGCATTCGCAGCTTGCGTAGTGGCCGTCGTTGCAGACGTAGCTGCCGATGACGCGGAAGCAGCGGCATTCGTTGCGCTTATGGCAGCGGCGCCAACAGAGTCGTTCTGCAATAGCAACTGCCAGTAAATTGGGTTTGCCGACGGTTCGTTTCCAAGCGTCATCTGCGTGGCAATGTAAAGATTATGGTCAACCGAGGACATGACCACTTCATTCGGGTTATATGTCGTCGCGCCATTCCACGTTCCGCGAGCAACTATTCCAACGTCGCCCTTTCGTGCGCTTATCATCCAGTTAGCGCTCGGCGGAACGCTATTGATGGATTGCGCGACAGCAATGTATGAGTCTCCGCCGTAGCTCACCACATCATTGACGTTGTAGGTTGCGTTCGAAGACCATGAGCCACGCGGATTAAAGCCCGAAGAAACCGGGTTAGCTGCCGCGATATAGACAGAAGCCAGCGCGACGATTGCGTTCGCCGCAGATGCGCTGGCGATAATCCTGTCACCAGCGACCATATTGATCGGTTTGGGCCACACAAACATAGCACCGGCAGCCAAACTCGCTACGTCACTCGTGATTGGCGTAGTCAAGCCGGAGGCTTGTGAGAACAGCTTTATTTTGAACGTCGCGGTTGCGCCGCTAGTGTTCGACAGAACAAGACCATGCACGGAGCCGCTCTGAGTGGGCGGACAAACGTAAATATCCTGATCGCTCAAACCTAGGGGGATTGCCTTTTCGAGAAAACTCATTCTTTATTAACTCCCAAAAACCAATGAAAGCGCCACAGGATCGACGTAACCGTCGATGTCGCTGGTTGTAATCACAATGTCGCCGACCCTTCCAGCTACAGAGGTAACTAGACCGCCCACGGTAGCCTGTTTCGCCGCAAGTTGTGCCGCTGCAGCAGAAGCGGCGGCATTTGTGGCGCTATTAGCGGCGTCAGTCGCAAAGCCATTCGCTGACACGACGCTCTGAGTTGCCGAAGTTGCATTCAACGCAGCAACGCCTGCCGATGCTGCGGCTGCATTCTGACTCGCCACAGCGGAGTTCTGACTTACCAGCGCGGCGGCGGCGGCGCTCTCGGCGCTATCTTTACTGGCCGCTGTAGCATTCTTGTAAATCAACGCATTTGATTCAGATGCCGCCGCTGAAGCCGCGCTGGCTGTTGCGGAAGTCGCAGAAGTCGCTGACGAACTTGCGCTTGTTGCGGCAGCAAGTTCGGATGCATGAGCCGCAGCGGCACTTGTCGCCGCATTTGTGGCTGATGTTGCTGCTGCATCAGCAGAGGCCGCCGATGTCGCCGCAGAAACAGTTAGTCCCGATATTGCCGTTATTGCTTCGTCTTTTGCCGCGATTGCGGCCGTCGAGGCCGACGCGGCATTTGTAGCCGATGCCGCCGCATTCGTGGCCGAAGTTGTCGCGGCGGCTGCGTCAGAAGACGACGTAGTGGCACTTGCGGCTGCTGCCATCTGACTTGCGGCGGACTGACTCGCACTCGCTGATGCGGCTGTCGCACTTGCGGCTGCATTTGTGGCTGATGTTGCTGCGGCAGTAGCATTCGTTGCCGCACTGGTTTCAGCAACGATAGCGGCACTAGCGCTTGTGGCGGCGCTTGTTGCGCTTGTTGCCGCCGCTGCTTCTGACGCCGCCGCGTTCGTCGCGCTCAATACGGCGTTGTTCGTCGCCGTCTGAGCTGTAGCGTCATAATCTGCCCAGGCCGTTCCACTGTAGACGCGCATTTTAAGCGTTACGGTATTGAAGTATTCGGCGCCGGCGACAAGCGGGTTCCCGTTTCCGTCAACTGTCGGATCTGCGGCCAACTCTCCAAGAAATACCGCTTTGAAAGATGCCAATGATGCTGTGAGGCTACTTGCAGAAGACTGAGCAGACGTTGCGCTCGCCTCAGCACTGGTAGCCGCCGCTGTCGCGCTAGTAGCTGAGTTTGTAGCGCTGGTAGCTGATGATGCTGCTGCCGTCGCGCTTGCAGCCGCCGCTGTCGCTGACGTTGCCGCGTCCGCTGCCGACGATGCAGATGACGCCTTGTTCGATGCGACAATAGCCGCATCACTTATCACCGTTGCCGTATTCGTTGAAACTACATTGGCGGCGGCGAGAACGGCGTTATACATATCGGCGTATTGTCCCAGACCGCTCGTCGACACAGAATGAACCATGTCCTGAATGCGATTCATTGCATGAGTGAAGATTGCGGCAGTACCAACGTCGCCCTGAGCAATCGTTGGTATGTTATCTGGGTATGTAAAATCCCGAGAGAAAACACATGGGACAGGATTGATTAGCGGCGTCACGCCCTGATACGCGCCGGTCAGCGTCACTGCCGTATTTATCCCATCGAATGTCGCGTCTGTGGCGACAAAATAAGGAACAAGCTCAGACGCAACCATAAAGATCGACCGCGCCTTGATTTGAAAGGCTACGTTCTGACCAGGAATGATAACTTGTTGGCTGCCGTTCGTTACCGATGCCGAGGTTTTATACTGTGCCATGATGCCGTCTTATGAATGTTGAAGACATTGTATATCAGTCAGTCGTGACTTACAAGCCATCACCAAGCGATTGACTCAATCTCTGTGACATCGGTCGCCGCGTCAATCTGCTGTCGCAAGGTTCTCGCCCGCTCATGGCAAAAATTCACATGCTGCCCAAGCGCTACCCCCACAGCGATCATGTCTGCGGCATTGAGCGTTCGAATCGCGTTATCAGAAAGCGTCCAGTCGATTGTGAAGTTAGCGCCAGTGATCGTTGCCAGTTGAACCGCACCCTGAATCCTTCCCTGACTGATCGGGTCGCTGTCGAACTTCGAACCGTCCCAGACGAACCCTCCCACTTCCAAAGCATCACGCTTCATCTTGATTTCTTTCCACTTTGCGTTCTTGTGATCCTGCATGGTGCGCAGGTCCACCCACTGTTTCGTGACATAATCGAAATCGTGAAATTTTGAAGGCTGTGGCCCTTTATCTGCTGGCAGCCCAGTAGTCATGTCGTGGTATTGCGTTTGCAAATTCACCTTGCCAATATATACGCGCGTCAGGTCTTCGAATTTCATTCCTTCTTTGTCACCTATCGCCATTGCAATATACCGACCGTTGCTGTCAAACCTTGCGAATTCAATCATTTTTTGGATCCAATACAAGTCAAAGTTACCATTGTTGAAATCCAGTTTGCCTGACTGTGCGCTCCGTCATCGCCAACATCGACTTCGATTCTCCACCATCCAGCATAGGGAACCTGTACCGACGAAACGAATGTTGACGTTTGATTATCGGTTATTATGTCGACGCCTCGCGAATAGAACTGATCACTCGCACCGTCGCCATTTGTCAGCCTTATGTTTACGAAGCACCTGGAAGGCGCCCACAGAACATGCTGCTCAACAGTAACTATGGCAGTGACAAATGTCGGAGATTCCAGATATTGCCAACCGCTAACGATCTCATTCACATCCAATGTGTTTGCTGTGTGAGCGACGTTTGGATATGCTGTGGCATTCAGTGGCACAGTGACGGCATTGTCGCCAATCTTCAACGTGCCTACCGCAAGATTTCCAATCTTTGCTTCGTTGATCGCCGCATCCTCAATCAGCGTCGAGCGCATAACAACCTTTGTCTGACCGTTGACCTGACCAATGGTAAATGGATGATTTTCTGTTGTTGGGCCGGTCGGGGTGGCGATGGAGAACTTATCAGCGCGAATTATAAACTCACTTACCGGCATTCCATTCACCGTGGTTGAAGCGAGACCAAAGCCGGACACATAGCCGTTGTTATCTATCTTGACGGTGTACTGACCGCTCAGTCCATTAATGGACGACTGCTGCACCGAAATCGCCGTAGTATTTGAGTTGACTGTGGTTTGTAGCGTACTGATCGAGGATGCATTCGCGCTATCCGCCGTTGCCCTGGCTGTGGCCTCCGTCTGAATCGCCGCTGTGTTTGAGGCGACCGTTGCCGAGAGTGTTGAAATTTGCGTGGATAGAGCACTGTCAGCATTGGTTCTCGCGGTCGTCTCCGCATTGATCGCCGACGTATTGCCGTTTGTCGTCGCCTGAACCGCGTTAAGCTGCGTAGCGAGCGAACCGTCAGCGTTTACTCGCGCGGTTTGCTCTGTGGTGATCGCTGCGGTATTCGCATTGAGCGCCGCAGTCAGTGTGTCTAGTTGCGACGCAATTGAACTGTCGGCGGTCTGTCTCGCGTTGCTTTCGGTCGTGATCGCGGCGCCGAGCGCGTTCGCTTGGTCTTGAAGGCGCTGATTCACGGAACCCGCAACCGTAAATGGATCGTCGATCAAGTTGATACGAGCGCGAAGCTCCGGCACAAGCACTGAGTCTTTGAGAATGTCATTCGCGATAGCCTCGGCGTCAATTTTGGTTGTCGAACACGCTACCACGCAACCGTCTGCCAGCGCGTACTTGCCGAAGGCGTCGTATCCGACGATTCGCACAAAATACCGCGACATCGGAATCAGCCCACTCATTTGAACTTTCGTGTCTGGGCCATCATAGACAAGGTTGTTCGCTGTCATTTCAACAGCGTTGTCCATGCTCATCCACATCATTGCCCCAACGTAATCAGGATCGGTAGGTTTCGTATACTGCAACGAGAATCCGTCAAACGACCCAACCGATGCGATTTGGCTGCAATCAATTATTGGTGGCGGATTGTACGCCTCTACCGTGCCTGAATTTCCGAGCCTGTTATCGGTTGTTCTAACGCGAATCTCAACCATAAACTGACGATTTGGATGACCCTTCGTATCTGCCCAATTCATATCAAAAGTGTAGACAAAGTGTGGCGCGGTTACGTACTCGGTGCGAAGAACCGCGCCGCCCATCGTCAGAATTTTGACTTCCCAATCCTTGAAGTTAGGGTCCGCCGTGCCGGCGTCAGCGCCTAGAGGCTCAGAGCCAAACTCATAGCTCTTGGTCGTCGAGTTGAGACGCCAGTTTATATTGCAGTCCTTGCCCTGAAAGAAGATTGTGACGCCTGTCGTGTCTCCAGGCTTCGGCGGGTTCGCATTGATTCCGGTCGGTGTAATTGTGTATTCTGGGGCCGCGTCGTATGGCGCACGGTTGCCGTTAATATCGTAAGCCACAACTTTGAACTTCATCGGCTGTCCGACTACGGCGTCAGTCACGTATGACTTACCTGAACCGCCAACAGAACCGACGTTTTTTAGCGTTTCTCCAGCCACGCTCAAGTAAATGTCGGCGCCGGCGTAGTTGCCGGACAACGGATAGTCCCAGGTCAGATAAATCTGGTCTTTTGAGCCTGTTGCTGTAGCCGCAAATTCCTCATAACCACCAAGAAAGCGAACCTGACTGATGATTGTGACGCCACCGCCGCCCATAGTTCCATTCGTAATCACGTCATAGTCGGTTACGCGGTCCGTCAGGTTATAGACGGCGGGGTTGTATTCGATTGCCTGAATAGTGCGCGTATGGTCGCTCGATCCAGAAATAGACTTGATGCGAAACGTCTTCTTGACCTTCGCGGTTTCGCCAAACATAAAGTTGGTGAACTGGGCCGGCGCAACCGTTAATGTTTGCTGTAGCGTGATTGAAGTCGTTGTGCCCGCTTGCAGCACCACGTCTCTTTCAGCAATTATGTCGCCGTCCATCAAGACGAGCGCCTTATACATTTTGCCGGCTTCCATCGTCACTGGTCTGTCCAGAATCAGTGTCCCAGTCGTGCATTCTGCCTCTAGTCGACCAGCAACTCCCCAGTCGGGCATGTCGTGCTGCACGTAGATCAAGTCGCCAATAGTGCAGGCAATCGCGTCAATCGAAGCGTCAAACGTGACCGTTTGCTTAATCAACTTGTTCATGTTGAGCAGGAGCTGAATCTCCTTGTCGGCGCGATTCCTGCCGACAATACCGTACAGCGTCACGGTCGATGCCTTTTGTGGCTCGCCGGCGTTTAGCCTGTCGAAGTCATACGCCTTAATAGCGGTCTGCTTGTATTTGTTCGTATAATCGAAGAACTGAACTTCGATCTCGTTGGCGCGATCAGCGAGCGGCAACCAGTTGATGCTGAAGCTGCCCTCGATGATGTTCCCCATGCCAAACATCATGACAGGCGTGTCGACGCGCTCAATCGCCACCGAGAAGCGCGTGCCAATATTTACGATCTGCGCGTGACCGCAGCGGAATACATACTGAAGCACGTCCCAGACGTTCATGTTCTGGTCGAGAACGCCATTGAACTCCAGCTTATTAAGGTCGCAATAGGCCGCCCATTCCGTGAATTTTGGAATGTCGATTCTGCTTGTGGCAAATCCCGCGCCATACCTCGTATTGGTGAGAATATCCCAGGCGATATTAGCGGGATTCGCATTGTTGTTGGAGCCTAGCGGGGAATTGATAACTACACCGTGATTGAGATAGGTGACAGTTGGCATACCGCTGATCTGGTCAGACAGCGCAATCTTGATTCCCACCAGTGCCGTGTTGTTGTAGCTTATATCGTCGAAATTGATCTCATTCACGTCAGACAAATAGCACTCATCCAGAAATATCGGATCGGTCTGTTTTGGCGTCTTGCGACGAATACGAAGCTCGTACTTTGATTTGACTGGCGCCCTCGGCGTAAACAACGAACGACGCACGGCAGAACGTGACTTTTCAGTGATGGTATAACTACCGCCAGGGCCGGAAGTATCAGCAACAGCCTCATTCCAGGAGACGGAAATGGTCCTGGTACTAAATGCGTCCGGTGGTATGGGGCCATTGGCCCAACTATCCTCCGTAACGGAAATGTTTGAGATACTCGGGCCGATTGTTACGCCGAATTTGGACGCGAGCAAGTCAGAAAGGGCTGTGTTTACACTGGTCGCTGTGGATGACATGAGTGACGTTACTAACGCGGTAGTGGGATCTACTACAAGCGCCCCTATCAATGCACCTTCTGCGTTTGAGAACGTCTTGCTGTCGCTATGATGAACGGTATGCGATGCGCTTGAGGCAATTGCCACAGGCGTCGTCAGCGGCGTCCAATTATTAGGGTTGACAAGCTCCGTCGAGGCCGGACGCGCTTCGATTTCCAGCTCTACAGAATACGCTTCCGTATTGCCGCTCGAACTGTCGATCTTCGCCAGTCCACCAGGGAACACCACATCGAAACGGGCCTGATCCGCCACATCTGTCGTGGTATGGTAAATCCAGTCTGTTGTCAGCTTGAGCTGTTTTGAGATCGGGACAATCACGCTCGCAAACCAGGGGATAGGCGTTTGCGATGGCAGACCAAGCCTGATTGCGCTTTCCATCTGCGTGTAGTTGGCGATTGGCTGATCGTTGACTTCAATATCAGAAATCATAGACACCGGGCCTTCGCCGGCGTTATACAGCAGGTAAACCATTTGGCTATCTGTGCCGGCTGGTATTGATCCATCAGCACTGGCTGTGGCGGTCGTGTAGTTTTCGACGTACCCGTTTACCAGATTGCCGGCCATGCGAAATTTACCGTAGCAGACCGGAACCGCAATCGCCTCAAGCGAAGAATTCTTAGGGCCGTCGATACCGTAAGAGCGACTGTTGGCAAACGTGGATGACGGGCCTTGAAGCGGCGAGACAGGAAGCATGGCATTGACAAGCATTGAGCCAGCAATGGTGACGCCTGCCGTTGCCATCATTCCAGCAGTTGTCGCCGCGAACGTCCCGGCGGTGGCCGCGACAAAGCCGTCTCCAGCAATGGCGTTTACCAAATACGGAGCGTAGGTCGCCACGACGACCATTGCTACGAGACGTATAATATTTTTGCCGCCACCGCCACCCTGTGGCACCGGACAAATGACCAGATTGTCGCCGGGAGAAACATGGGTCAAATCCCATTCGTTTTTCTCGATAATGCGACCGTTGATCGACGCTACAAACTCGCCTTCATACTTTTCGATGCACTCAGCAATGGTCAGTTCTGGCGACCAGTCATGCGCTTCTTTTACGTGTTGACGCACATCAAACGGATTAACGATTCGAATGATGTCAAAAGATTTCGAGTTCGTGACAAGAATAACTGGCGCGGCGAAGTGCGTGGATTTATTTTCCGACATATTTGTAAAAACCAAGAATGCGACGTTTCCAATCGGACAGGCGTTCGATACAAACGCCACCGCTTTTATCCCACGTATGAATGAACCGCCCATCACCAATGCAGTAGCCGACGTGCATGAATTCCGAAGCCCTAAACAGCACAACGGCGCCTTTCACTTCCTCAATCTGTTCCCAAAGGTGCAGATCACCGATCATCAGCGCGGCGATGCGCGGCGCATCAGATGGACTAACATAGTCTGGAATGTCGATGCCCTTCTCACTCTTGTAGAGATACATCACCAAACCCCAACAGTCGTACTTGTCAGGGCCGCGACCGCCATATTCAAATGGCGTGCCAATCAATTCGGAGTAGTCTGTCATGCGTACCTCATTCCGTTGCTGTTAATTCCAGGAAAGCCGCCGTAGCGGGCCTGGTTAAGATGAGCTTCACAGCCGTTGGCGCCAGCCAGACTCAGATCGCATGTCGTCAAGGTGCCGACATAACCGCATTCAGCGCTCATGTAACGCCAGCCGCAGCGACTGTGAAACTGACGACGGCGAGGAAAAATGATGGACAGTGAGTTCTCTGCGCCAAGCGTAAGTGTCGCCACATAGTTGTTTGCTGATGCGCCGATGATCTTGAAATGCTCGATCACTTCGATGCCGGCGGCCAGATTACCGGAATTCACGACAATGATTCGACAGTTAGAACCAACACCACCGCCGTACTGCTGCATGTAGGACTGAAAAGTTCCGGTGTAGTCATTGACCGTAATCGTGACGCTAGGCTGACCGCCTGCATCATTCTTGACGTTGATGTCGAACGAAGTCTTGATATAGGTGTTACCGTTGAATACCAAATCCTCGGTATTGCGAACGAAGTAGCCTGTTCCGATCAATGTTCCTGTATCAAAGTCGATCAGATCAATCTCCAGACAAATAAGCCAAGGTGTCTGTGAGTCGATGCTGTTCTTATCTACCGCCGAAGCAAGTGAAAGTGGTTGTGCCATTTGAGTCGCCTAGTAAGTCACGGGTGAATTGTCTCACTAAGCCTGCTCAAGTTCAATAGTGGGACAATCCCAACGATGATGACCGCCAGCGCCAGCATATTTGAACTCCATCGGCTTCGTGAAGCGCACCTGATAGCTCGCGTTGTCTACCGGATTGAGCCACAAGAATATAACACTGCCACCCTTCACGGAATCCCAGAATGCTTCAAGCGTCGCTTTCTGACCGCTGGATATATCGGTGAATCCCGTCCTGAATGTCTTACGTGCCTGGCGAGTGTGCCGCGGGCGACTCACTACATAACCACCCTCCATCTTCGACTTGATCGCCACGTCTTCCGACGTTACCGAGTAATACTTTGAATCCTGAATATCAGCCAATGGAAAATTCAGCATTATGCGAGCGCTCCTTTCATGCCGTCTCTAAATGGGCCAGGTTGCGCTATTGCGCCAAGCACGATGTCGAGAACGATCTGCTTGCCGTCGATGCGCGGCTGACCCTGTTGTTTCGCCTGAACTGGCGTGCCGGATTGATTGACGACGTTTACGGTGATGTTGGTGGCTTGACCACTATTGTTGCCGCCATTCATGGTGACTGGAATACTGCGACCGTCAGGCAGCGGCACGTAGGCTTCCGGGCCAGCCTCACCAAAGATCGCGACCTGCGGGGAATTTACAACACCACCGCCGGCGTACATATTGAGCGGCAATGGCCCCATACTGGTCATGATGCCGCCTTTGGCGAATTGAATCGGCGAAGCCATCTGCGACATTTGGTAATCCCAACCGGATTGCGGATTCATGATGGAGTCAGTATTAGCCGCGCCAGCGCCACCACCAAACAAACCGCCAAACAAACTGCCAAGACCGCTACCGACGCCGCCACCACTCGCAGAACCACCCATCGCTGCCGCCGCGGCACTAGCGGCGTTCGCAAGTGAAATAAGCGACGTTGTTGCGTTTTGCTCCGCCATCATCTTCGACGACATCCCCGCTATTTCAGAACCCGTCTTCAGCGCGGTATCGACAGCGGCATTACCAAGTCCTTCTATCGCTTTACCGGCACCAGTGATAGAGTTCCAAAAATCTCTGAGACCGCCAGCAGCTTTGTCGAACAAACCACCGATACCACCTGCGGCTGCCGTAGCTGCGCCGTTTACGCTTGGTGTCGCAGACTTGTCAGAAGCAGACGCGCCTTTCAGCCAACTGCCGAGACCGTCGAATACACCTTCGACCGCGCGGCCCATCGTCTTATCGAGCTGCATTTTGAGAACGTCCTCTGCCATGCCAGACAAGAATCCTCTCCAATCTGCCCTGCCCTTAATGAGCTGAGTGGCGAACGTATTCAAGAAGCCTCTACCCCAATTGGCGCTCAATTGGTCAACTTGCTTTCTGGTATTCTCCCATTCTTTTACGAGCTTCTGAAGTGGCGTTTTGAGCATGTCCGCCTGAAGATTCGCAGCTTCCTTCGTCCATTCTAAATGAGCCTTATCAAGATTCTCCTTATCTCTAATCGCTCTCGCGTAATCTTCGCTGTCCTTGTCGTATCCGGCCTTTTTGTAGTTTTCAATCTGCTCGTTCAGCGAAGCCACGTTGCTT